CCAGAACTAATTCTAAAAGATTTTATTGAGCTTCGCTACGAGTATTACAAGAAGCGGAAAGAACATCTCATCAAAGTTCTGGAGGCAAAGGCGCAGATGTGTGATTACAAGTCTCGATTTGTATCCATGGTCATCAACGGTGATATCATTGTATTTCGCCGTAAAAAGCAAGAACTCGAAAACCAACTTTCTGGACTCTTCCCACAAATTGGTGGAACATATGACTACCTTTTGAATATTAGAACCGTTCAGTACACGGATGAGAGTGTTCGTGAACTTCTCAAAGAATCCGAACAGGCGAAAAAGGATCTCGAGATTATGAGGTCTACTACAGCTATGAACATGTGGAAGAATGATATTAAAAATATATAAACAATAGATAAGTATGGGTGAAGCTGCAAAGATTTCTCTCAAAGCTATTGGAAAGCAAGATACACACCTTCTTTCCAAAGACCCAGAAGACTCGTTCTTTAATTATAAGAATGATAAGATACACTCAGACTTTAGAAAATATCATAGAAGTCGTAATGTTATTAATCCTGGTGCTATTTCAGGTTGGCCATTTGGTCAAACTATTAAAGTGCAATTCAATCCACAAAATATGGGTGATCTTTTGAGTAACATGTGGCTTAGTGTTACAATGCCACGTCTCACAGCACCAAATGGTACTAATTATGCTGACCAATTGGGGAGACATATTCTAAAAAGTGTCACTATGTTCGTAGATGAACTAGAAGTTGAAACAATTCATGATGATTGGGGTATTATTTACGATGAGCTTTATTTAGAAATATCTGAAAAAGTAGCTAATAGATTTCTTGTAAATAGAAACATAGGTTATGACGACTCCACTTTGGATGCATTTAAGGTCCTTTCACAATATTCTGCTGATCTCATGATTCCTTTACACTTCTTCTTTTCTAGGAAATACGCAAGTGATGAATATTCTTCAAATAAACCAAATCGTCCATACTTTCCAGTATGTGCTGTACACCGTCAAAAAATAGAATTCGAGTTGGAGTTTCACCAAAAAGCTTTTTTTACTGATACGTCAGATACACTCTCACTTCCCGAGTTTAAACTCATTACAGAAGAAATCACAGTAACTCCTGAAGAACGTCAATATTTGGCAACTAAACGTCAAACATTTATAACTGATATTGTACGTAAACATCCTAGTATTATAAGTACACCAAATGATACAATGATTCGAAATAACCTTGTACCCAACATTCCAGTGAAATGTATTCATTGGTTTTTAAGAAATGAAAAATTCGAAGATGCTAGTGAATCTGGTGATCAAGTTATACAAGAAGAGAAGTCTTACCAAAATCGTTTCAATTTTTCATCTAATGTACACTTTGATGAGACTGGTACATTCTTCTATCCCATAATGGATGAAGCAAGTTTTTACATAAATGGAAGCAGATTACCAAATGTTTCTAAAACAAACCACTATTATTACAAATATCTAATTCCATTTAGAAATAGATTAGCAAGGCCTATCAGAAATATTTACACTTATAGTTTCTCGATGAATCCGATCAATGTGGAGCCATCGGGGAACTTGGATTTTAGTCAAATAAAATCTGATAAAACGTCTATAGAAGTGAAGTTGGACACATCGTCCGGATCACTTGTAGACACGTCTAGTAATAATTATTCGCTAAACATGTATTATACCGGTTATCAAACGTATATATTTGATAAGGGATTTATGTCACTTGCTTATTAAACAGTGAGGTCTTATTATTGGAGATATAGTCTATGATATTATTCTTAATACACCATTTGATGAAATTCAACTGTGCTAGAGTTGTATGAATTTCATGAGATGTCCCAGGAATGGTATACGGAAACTTCTGCGAACGACAAAATGGATCAAAGAGTTTCTTCGAGTACCCATCTAGACTCGACTTATATGCACAATGTACAGTAAAGAGCTTACCATCTTGTGTCGTGTAAGTTGTATTATTCTTTTTTGCGTAATTCGTTATAAACCACTCCAAATTTCTAAGTGATATACCACTTGTCTTGTCTAGAATGTTCATTAATTTAGTTCGATTCTTTTCCTCATTATAAAAGTTGTTTATTGATGTTAGTAGAATGGTCGATTTACTCATTATTTAATATAAGGACACAAATCTATAAGCTTGTTTTTACTTTCACATGCGGGGCACCCTCTAACGAACATTTGTTCGGGTCCATGTGTATGACTATTTACACTAGATAGATCTCGTTTTTTAATTTTGTCACCTTGAACTTTATGAAATTTACAGTACCCACTGTCAACGGCTTTAAATGAACATCTATGTGTGACACCATCTTTGATTTTTGTACCTTTACATATGGTAACATCATCCGCCCCCCTCAATAATAGATCTAGTGGGATACCATGCACTTTGGATACTTCATCAAGTTTTTTATTTACTCGTTCATTAGCTTCTTCATCAATCATGTCGTAAATAAATTCATTGCATGATTCTTCTACGAGATCGGGAAGATGTTCGTTAATTATATTTTTGATATTGTCAATTACAATTTTTGTAAATTTATTTTTGTTTGTCATGCCTTATCATTAGATTGCGCGTAGCTTTTAAATAAGTCTTCAACAGAGTTTTGTTTTTGTCTAAACATTTTAATACGATCCCGTAATACCAATGCCGTACCTTCACCACTAAGATTATTCTTTTCACATTCTTCAATCAATTGTTCCTTTTTCATACCACTCAAGGCTGGACCAGTGACTTTCTTTGGTGGTTTATACTGTTCAATAATGTCACCAAATATTTCCTGTTTTGTATTTTCAAATAGAGGGTCGAGAAGATCACATACAGGATTCAAAAACTTATTCACAAAGTAGTAATGGTAATCGACAGGGATGTTATGCTCTTCAACATAATTTGGATCCTCCGATTTCTCAAAAGCCTTCGCCTTAGAATTGTCAGTTTTTGTAAGTAGATATGGCACCCGGTCACCGGATTGTGGCTCAGATCCAGGCTTTCTTTGTCTCATTTTATTAACCACTTGAACATGTGCTTGGTTTATATGTATACTTTCGGGGCTATTAATCGAAACACTCTTTCCACCAACTTTGTATGAATCTGAGAGTGATTGACTCAAAATAAGTTTATCGTGTGGTATTTCACCTGATAGGAGTTCATTTGCTCTCTCCCTCGCAAGTTCTTTTGGAGGACCCGGATCTCCAGAAGTTAAGACCACATCTAATAGCTCCTTACACACTTCTCTCATGTGAGGTGTGTTGTCTCGTCGAACAAGTTGGAGACCTTTCACATCTATATAGTCCATGTGCATTTGATCATCTTTACCCTTTGTCCACAACTTGGCTGCATATCGTTTCTTTGAGTACAAAAAATAAGGCCAATAGACCTTCTCAAGCTCTAGGTTATTTGGCTTCTTGAAAAGGGCTGAGCACTCCTCCGCAGCTCGTTCACCAATCTCCCAACTATACTCAATAGCTTCTAGACCCTTACGATCACCTACATCAAACTCAACCATGACCGAATCCGTGTCACCATACCTCACCTTCGCACCAGGGAAGTTTGCCTCAACATAAGTCTTAGTTTCTTCAATCATACCACGACCCCTACATGTTGTCGTAGATGCAATAGGTACACATGGGAGAATACCTTTACCTGCGCCTGTAAAACCATACACAGAGTTCATCGAAACTTTGTAGGCCAACTGTTTACCATTGTACACCTCCTTCATATAACCTGTTGCTTGTGCCATATCTCTTTTGGCTTTTTTACGAAACTGTTTAAGCTCCATAAGAATGGCTGGTAATAGACTCGGTACATCTTGTGCAAACTTATACGTCTTATTTCCAATGTTAAATGTTTCGTATGTAATCCCAGGGATCTTACCATATCGTCGCTCGTCCATGACGTATGTAGAATAACAGAGGTTGTGGGCCATCATGATAGATGGGTACAGAGCCTCAAAATCTAGGGCTGTGATTGGAGTGTAATACGCGCCCTTTTGGGCTTCTAGAACCGTTGCACCTTCGTATTGCTCTTCGGGGAGAGAACCATATTTAATCGTTGGTACCATGTAACCCAATTCACGAGCTTTTTTAGATAACTGACTAAATACCTTGATTTGCTGTCCACGTTCAACCAAAAAAGATACAGGTACCCATGTTGCCTTTGCCATCTCTACGAGGTTTAGTAGGATGCACATCTTTTTCATTAGTTTGTGTGGGAGAAGTGTATCTTTGATACAGTATTCTGCCACTTCGTATAACTTTTTAGGATCACCTTCTACAAAACGAGCAAACATTTCTTTAGGAGCCATATCAATTTTTTGATCACCAAGATACAGTTTAGAAACGTTGTTGAGACTGTACGAATCTAACTTGTATCCCTTTTTAACCTCATGAAACATATCGAATACAAAACGACCAGACATAGGCAAGAGTTTTAGAAAGTTATCACCCAGAGCACTCGAGCTTAATTTTTTCATCACCAAGTGACACTCTGTATCCTTGAGTTTTCCAAGCTGATAAAAATCGATTCCACACCCAACCATAGTAGCACGTTTGTAAATGTACTCTAAATCAAATCCAAAAATATTCCACCCAGTGAGAATGTCAATATCCTTTTCGTTCATATATTTTTTAAACGCTAAAAGCATTTCTTTTTCAGTATCAAAACTAATAACATCAGGTCCATCAGTCTTTTTGTAGCATAAACATACTTTCTCATATGGTTCATCACTACCAAACTTACATAAGGAAATTGCGATTTGAAAGCAGGCATCATCGGGGACGTTTGGATCTGGAAATTTCCCAGTAGAACTATTACACTCAATATCAAACGAGGCAACGATAAATGGGGCAATATCATCTCGTTCGACTGGTTTAAGTGTTGACCAGTCATTACACCACAAATCAATATCAGTTTTAGCCAGGTGAGAACGAACACATGTATCACCAGTGTCCAACCAACCTGTGGATTGGATTCCTGTTCTATGCATGAGTCTCAGGACAGGGTCGATATTTGATTCATAGACATGATATTGTTTGAACTCATTGTTATACATGAAAATTGAATTAACCTTTCGTCTATGTTCAAGTGATTTGAAATTGAGATGCATAAAATGAAACTCTTCATTATTTTGAAATCCCCAGACGTCCTTCTGTTTCGTCAAACTATAACTAGTTACATGGTCTCGTTTTAATCTACATATGTCGTTGTAAAGACGACTGACATCCTGGTCTGTTGTACCCCTTGGGAGCTTCACAAAAAAGTATGGATCGAATGTTGTTGTTACACAGACCGATTTACCATCTTCAGTCTTACCAAAAATACTGATTTGATGTTCACCTTCAACATCCCGTGCCTCCCATGTCAACGCTTGGAATACTACCATATGTATACTATGAGCCAAAATTTTAATATCATTTATTAATAAATGTCTGCTGCTTTGATCGAACTCGTTTCGGTGGGTGCCCAGGATGTTTTCATCACTGGTGATCCCCAGGTCAGCTTTTTCCGTCAAAATTACAAGCGTCATGCCAACTTCGCTATGAAGCCAGAGCGCATGGATTACATTGGTACATTTGGTGCGAACAATGAAATTACTATTCCCATCCGCTCTAAGGGTGACCTCATGAGCTACATCTGGATTGAAGATTCGCTCGTTTCTAACGTACAAGACAACCCAGACGGACTTTTCTCTTCTACTGCGTCTAACCCTACGGAATTCCAGCTCTGGATAGGTGGTCAGAAGGTTTGTCAGATTGATTCACTCTTTATCCAAGGTGTACACAATCCCCTCATGCGTGACAGTCAAGCCAAGTCTTCAATGTGCGCTTCGACTGCCACCCTGAAGTCCAACCATGGTGGTGATCACTTCATGATCCCTTTCTTCTTTGGTGAAGATTACACTAAGTGCCTTCCTCTCGTTGCTTTACAATATCATGATGTCGAGATTCGCATTAAGTGCAGGGACGGTTACACACCCGTCGGTAGTCCCAAGATTTGGGGTAACTATGTGTATTTAGACACAGATGAGCGTAAGTACTTCACTGATACTCAGCATGAGATTCTGTTCACCCAAACCCAGCACCAACTTGCTGCCAAGGAGGATACTGATATTGATATCAGTTATTTCAACCACCCCGTCAAGTCTCTTCACCTTGTCTCTGGTAACACCACCGCGGGTGCCGATTGGGACACAGCCTTCACTTTCGACACGGCTACCCTTTACATCAACGGTACAGCTCTATTCGAAGAAACTTCGGCTATGTACCACCACACAGTCGTACCAGAAATGCACAGCACAGATCTCCCCGACGATGTTCTCGAGGATTTACCCACTTACACATGGCCATTCTGTATCAACCTCAGCAAGATGCAGCCCACAGGTACACTAAACTTCTCTCGCATCGATAACGCCAAACTCAGCCTGACCAACCCATCGGGTGGTAACGCTCTTCATCGGGTGTACGCGGTCAACTATAACATCCTTCGTATCAAGGATGGTATGGCCGGTGTTGCGTTCGGTAACTAAACCAAACCTAAGTCGTATGTAAATTTTGAAAAAGTAAGTTCAAAACATCCAACATGGTGAAAACTAAAACTCGTAAAACTCCAACTCTTGATTCTGTTCGCAAGGTGAAATCTGGTGTCACCGAACTTGTATTGCAGAATCAAAAGTTGAAAAAGAAGTGTAGAAAACTGAAAAAAAAAGTTGCTAAACTTGAAACGACTTCAAAAACAACATTTCGTAATGACGAGAGGACCAGTATGGAAGCCCCCACCGCGGCGCGTTCGCTATGGCACGCCATGACCTTCGCGGACGTGGCGAACTTTGCGTCGGGCGCCCAGTTCGCACGACGCGACAATGTCTCTCTCGAAGTTTCAAAACTAACACCTTATCAACAAAACATTTGGAACCACACCATATCGATGTTTAAAACTCTTGATATTACTGTCAAACAACAACGACCTTATTGTTTTTTGAAATTTATCCGCAATATCCCCCCCGCGCTCATGTCCAGGCACGCAAAAACTATCGCAGCAGGATTAATACATTCAAGTGTTAAACCTGAATTGAACAAGAGAGTCATGCAAGAGAAGATTGGTGTTTCCGTACCCACAATTAGTCAAATTTCTAGAATTATTAACCTTATTTAATAAGCAATCTATCAAGTCTCGGTTTTTCCTTATTCATGAAAACTGTGAGTTGCATAACTTCACCTTCCAAATTTACCAATCCATGAGTCGACTTTTGGTACTTTGATATTTGGTCAACCCTAACAAGATCCACAGGTGACATCTTTGTTTTTGGTGTCTTACTGTGATATACTGCGAGAACTGCAGCATCCCTTTTCGTCTCTCTAGGTAGTTGGTCTCCTTCGTAGCATACTACAACATGTGCACCTGGACAGCCAGCTACATGCATCCACCAGTGTTTAGGGTCACTCGTCATTGTCAATTGGTCATTTTCTTTTGCACTCTGACCAACTTGGATTTTGATACCGTCGTATGACGTGTATTCAAGCATGTTTTTTTGTCGTTTTAATTCCTTATCTTGTTTTTAACCTCAAGATATGATAAAAGGGACATTATAATATTTTTTTCTCTCATCGGAATTTACTATAAATATTGTTATTATATATTTAGAGGGTCCATTTAAAATGGTATTACCCTTGTGTAAATGTAAATGAGTTACGGGAAATATTATAACTTTCCCACGTTCAGGTTGTACTTTTCTACCAGAATTGAACTCAGTTGAACCACCATTTTCTTCATCTATGTCGTTTAAATATAAGATTACTGCAAGCAATCGATTTGCGTCAGCCATGTCAGAATGCCAGTCAAAATGACCACCCTTATCAGTTCTTTGTATTTGTGGGAGCGTAGGATAACCCATGTCCAAATATCTTATACCACACGACTTTCTAATACCACTCATATGTTTTGTGTATTCCACATGAACTTTTCTTACCCCTTCATAAAACGTTGTGACCAAATCACGTCGCTGCAGTAATACGTCTGTTGTATTTTTCAGTTCAGTCCCCACCTCCCCAAGTCCGGTCGTTGAATTTAATACCAACCCTGGTTTTTGATTATGACTTGTTTTATGATAATCTATAAACAATTTACACTCTTCAGCAGTAAAAACGTTTCTCATCTCAAATATAGATCTATCATATACATCAATTATATCGTGTGACATACTTTAATAATTATTTTATCCTTTAATTAATATGCACGTCGTATTACATCCAAGTCCTTCTATTACACATAAATATAGGGTCACCTTACCAAATAAACGAAGTATTGATTTTGGTGAGAAGGGTTTTCAGCACTATCCAGACCATGGTAATCCAAGACTTATGCGTGCACAACTTCTTAGGAAAGGTGCTATCATTCCTAAGGAGCTGCGAATAGAGACAAACCCGTATGAGATACAGAAAGAAATGTTGAAAATCAGAGAAAGTTCTAAAGAAGATTGGGAAGATTTCTTCCGGGCTGAATATTGGGAGAGGTGGATACTATGGTCTTACCCGAATGTAAACAAAGCAAAATTATCTATGGTCATGAGTCATGGTATACTTTTTATGCCTAGACCAGAGGATTTATGGTACTGTAAAGATGACTTTACTGACCAGTAGATCCAAATCCCCCATCACCCCTGAGTGTCTCTTCAAGTAGACCAATTTCCTTGATCATAGGTGTATCACACCTTTCCAAAATAAGTTGAGCGATACGATCACCCTTCTTGATTTCAAAGTCTTCTGTACCATGATTGAATAGGACGACCTTGACTTCACCGGTATAATCGGGATCAATAACACCCGCACCTACATTGATGCAGTGTTTCACAGCTAGACCAGAACGAGGGGCTACCCGACCATATAAACCATCGGGTATGGAGAGAGCAATGCCAGTCCCAACTAAAGCTCGCCCCGCTTGACACGGTACAGTCGCATCTTCGGAGCTATATAAATCATATCCCACAGCACCATCAGAACCACGAGTAGGCAAACGAGCATCGAATGAAAGCTTTTTGACTCCGAGGGGCATCTAACCATCTTTCGGGTGTTCCCCTTAAGTTATTTTTTAATTTAAAGTATATCGTTATTAATAATAAAATGTCAATTGAACGTATTGAGATAAATCAAGGAACTATAGCACAACTCTTCAAATTACCAAAAGATATGATTGACTATCTATGGGAACGTATTGATGTAGCAAAAAAAAAGAAGATATGTCAGAAAAAAAATCTAGCCGGTCACGTATCTCATTCATACAAACTTGAGGATCCACAAAATTTAATTGTTCCTAATTTATTTAATATTTTAGAAAAAGTACAACAGGATATTAATTCCGAAATTCAAAAAACCTTTTTCAAACTTTCACGTGAGGACTCATCCCCTTCCTACGAATTACAACCACATTTAAATAGTTTATGGGTTAACTTTCAAAAGAAAGGTGAATTTCAACCTCTACATGACCATAGCGGTCTAATGTCTTTTGTAATATGGATGGATATTCCTTATCATTGGAAAGACGAGGCTAAATTACCTTTTGCGAGATCGAGTAATGCAGACAGACCAAGCGGGGGTAACTTTAGCTTTTTGTATTCTAATGGTAATTGTAGAAATGTACAAACACGAATCATAAAAATGTCACCTGAAATGAATGGATATTGTTGTTTTTTTCCTAGTGATTTATCTCATATGGTTTATCCATTTTACACAAGTGATAAAGAAAGAATTAGTATTAGTGGTAATATAGTTTTCAAAATGGAGGACTCTTCCGAACAACGATCCCAACAATTTCCTTTTATTGTATCCAATACATAATCATTTACTTCACATATTTTTTCTTTTCGTCGTCTGTAAGGGCTCTCCACATCTCACCCAACCTCTTACCAATGTCGGTGAAACTGAGATCTGGGTTCTCTTTCACAACCTCGGGTCGCATCTTCTTGACAAAGTTCATGTATGCATTAGGTTTACGCTTGGGCTTGGATTCTTTGTCCCCACCACCTCTGAGCCTGAGAACTAGGTGCAGAGTAGACTCCTTTTGGATATTGTAATCAGCTAGGGTGCGTCCATCCTCTAGCTGCTTCCCAGCGAAGATGAGTCGCTGCTGGTCGGGAGGGATTCCTTCCTTATCTTGAATCTTAGCCTTGATGTTATCGATAGTGTCAGAGGATTCAACCTCAAGAGTGATAGTTTTTCCAGTAAGTGTTTTCACGAATATTTGCATACTACTTGTATCATAGATTTAAATCTTAAAGTATAATAATACAATGGCTGCCGTACCAATGTTAGCCGGTGTTGGCATTATGATGGTGTGTTGTTCTTCTTCCAGTGTAGCCTCTCTAATGATGGGTGGTGAAGAGAAGAAAGTACCAGACGGAAATGACGCAGCCGGTGAGGCACAAGCAAAGGCTGATGCAGTTGCGGCAGATCCTAATTCAACCCCAGAGGAAGTGACTGCCGCACAAGCAGAAGCTGATACCGCACAAGCAGAAGCTGCTGCTACTCCTCCACCTCCACCTCCACCTCCACCTCCTCCCACTCCATCAACCGTTCGTGGAAAAGCAATCGGAGGATATTATAAAACTTTTGCGGAATGTTGGGCAGATGCTTCGGGTGAGTGGGGTGATAACGGTCAATTCAATTGCTGTGAACGACTTGGGAAAACTCCTTACCCCGAACGGTCTGATGGTGCGGGTTATATCTATTGCCAAGATAATACCTAAACTTCCTTCAAAGCGGGGTTCCTCTTCGAAAAAGTGAGTGCACAAATACCACAACTGAAAATATTTATGAAATATTGACATCCAAGAACGTGTAATTTCGTATACATACTCTCACGTGCATATAATACCCATAGTAACAGTGTCATACAGGTCTCATAGCCAGCTCGGATGATTACATTAGATGCATGGTACATCTGGTCTATCGTTGGGTACAAATAACTGTCTCTAGGAGTAAGTCTTCGGATGGTTAATAAAGATGTATCAATTTCAACTAGACCTGCAAAACTAAGTATAAAAGCCTCCTCGGGGTGCATAAGAGGTCTAAGAAGAGCTAGAAGACATACTAAATGATGAAGTATGATTAAATTTCTAAGAGTGTGTATAATTTTCGGCTGAAGAATTATCCACATGAGATCATATGACATGTACGTAGTGAGAGCATGTGTTAGAAACATGGGGTACACTTTATAGTTAAAAAATACATCAGCCACACATAATGCCGAGAATGGCGCGAGAAACAGTAAAGACGCCACATCATGAATAACGACAGCACGACGGTCCTTATTCATTTTGTGATTAGACAATATTCTTTTTATATCATTTAGACGAAATAATAAATGGTAAAACTGGTTTACTTCGCTCATCCCTTTCTCGTCGAGACATTGTAATTTTTGTTGCAGGTTCTACACATAACCCATTTGTTGCGATATATTTAACACCTTTTTCGAGAGTTTTACCACAATGAAAATAAGTCCATGTACAAGGAAAAAATACAATTTTTCCAGCCTTGGGTTGTATAATTTTTCCACAAGAAAATTCAGTAGTTCCACCTGAACCCTTTTCAACGTCGTTTAAGTAAATTATATAAGTAAAAAGCGACCAATTTGGGGGATATTTTTGATCATGATGCCATTTATAGTACTGACCAGGTTCAGTTTTCTGAATTTGTGGTTGATGTATATGGGAATTCGTTAATATACCAGAAGTCTGTTTCTTCACTTCGTCGTCAACATCCATTTTTAACAGAAAAGTTTCATACTTTTTCATAGCTTTTCGTATCATATCATGAAAATACTTTTCTTCTTCTATCCATTCGGGTTCATCGTATATTCTTAAATCTGTACTTTGTTTTATGGATCCCGTGAGACTACCATTATCGACTGTACCTAAAAATTTCAAATCACTCTTTTCAAACTTATCTATAACACGATTACAAAAATCAACTGGGAATACATCGTCACATTCGTATATGAATTCCATTTTGTTATCATAATAATATAATCCTTAAGTAATTACATTTTTAAACATGGGTCTCATGTTTAAAAATGCACTCAAAGGGTTTCGAACCCCTGACCTCAAGCTTACTAAGCTTGCGCTCTACCACTGAGCTATGAGTGCGATATGCTGAGAGCGGGGTTCGAACCCGCGCGTGCATAGCACAGGCGATCTTAAGTCGCCCTCCTTAGACCACTCGGACATCTCAGCATCATAGAGTCTCCCACTCTACTCTACTAACCCATCAAATCTTTAAGTGTTTAGGTGGTGGTTCAAATGCTAATTTATCCTTGAGTTCTTTACGTTGTTCTTCCTTTTTCGTTTCGATCCCTATACAGTTGTGGACTTCCAAACGAAAACACTTCATACAAAAGTCACCTCCGCAATACTTACAATTCATAGGAACACCACATTTCTTTCGGCAACGTTGACAAGGCATTTACTAAATTTAACTGAGATAAAGATTTTAACTCCATTTAATCAAGAAAATGTCTCTCACTTACGCTTTCAGTAAACCGATTCACACCGAATATGCTCACCTGAAAAAAACTCTAAAAAACTCTACAGCTGCTTATGGTTCTGCTTTGAGTGCTTCTTACTTCATCACACAAGGTGCAGATCAAGGTGTATCTGCAATGTTAGGTGCGGTAGCATCTTATACGTATGTGAGTCTTCTCTCTGATCGGGTGGATAAACTCGAAAATTCGACAATTCAGAAGGAGTTCTTTGCACCTCTAGGTGCAGCTGCTTTTGAAGTGTCATGGAATAATGCACCATTTGCGTTTGACTTTGATTATGGTGCCACATTTGTAGGATTTTTGGCGTATAAATTTGCACTCTCAACGGTGCTGTATCAAATTGTGAGAGAAATGATGATTGGGGATAGTGCAAGTTTCTATGACACTGAGGAGAAAGTCTATAATGACCTTAGCGAAGACGAGCCAGTTCACGAGCCAATCGAACAACCTTACGAGGTGAATGTTGATTAAGACTGAGCCTGTTCACGAGACTGAACTTATTGCGACCATTGAGACCCTTCATAGCCATGATACGCTTCCTAGCTACATCCTTGGTCAGGGGCATAGCCTTCTTTTGAGGCTTGGGCATAGGCATAACAGCCCTGATTGTGGCACGAGTGGGAGTTACGATTCGCTTAGTCACCATACCCTTCATGAAGTTGGTGGCAACCTTCTTGTTGAGAGCCTTCTTCTCGGCGCGCTTCTTAGCGGCAGCGCGCTTCTTAGCAGCCTCGGGGTATAACTTAGCTAGGGGGACGTTGTTCATGCTGTTCTTCGCCCTTGCCTTGATGTAACTACATAACTTATTGACAGTTTTCTTTTCTGCATTGGGAACACCGTAATTTTTCGCAACCTTCACCACATCTTCCTTCTTGTGGAGACGGCACTTACGCTTACCGAGCTTGAGATCACCTGCCTTGTCCACAGATACGAGTACTGGAGTCATTTTGTATTATACTGAGAAAAAGTTTAAAGAGGAGTTCAGACCTCTTTATATATGAATTGCTGTTTCACTAAAAGAATTCTTTCTGGTGTTGATGATTCGATACCAGTTTTTAGTCTTAATAATTACGAGGGATATGCAAAAATCACGAGTGTATATGATGGAGATACATTCAAAGCGGTTATCATACTTCATGGTCGACCTCTAAAGTTTACTTTTAGAACTCTTGGATATGACTCAGCTGAAATGAAACCTAGTCTTGGGTTGAGAGATAGAGCCGATCATATTCATCTAGCTA